TTATAAATGGAGTGATAACCCTGCTTTAGCATTATTGGATTATATGACTAACAATGAATATGGTAAGGGTTTAACTATAGCACAAATTAATACTAGCAAATTTGAAACAGCAGCCAATCTAGCAGATGGTGTTAGAAACAATCCTGACTTTAATGGATCATATAGACAAATAGCTTGGACTGGTCAATCAGGAAAGAATTTTGCATATATTACAGATTTTGATGAATGGAAAAAATTTAAAGTAGGTGAGTATTTAACACTAAAAGATAATGCTGGTAATACAGTCGTAGATAATAGATTAATTACAGGTAAAAATACTTATAGATATTATGGTGTTGCTAGAGTTAATATTATCAGATGGGATTCTCAATATCCATTAGGAGCTGATTACAACGTAACAGCAACGACTAATACTATATTAACAAATGCTAAAAGATTTCAATGTAATGCATACATAGATACAAATAATAATGTTATGGATAATGCAAAATCATTATTAGCTAACATGCGAGGTTATCTTAATTACATAGAAGGTAAATATGAGTTAGAAATAGAAGATACAGGTTCTTCAACATTTACAATTACAGACGATCATATTATATCTGATGGTGGTATAAATGTTGATTATGGTAGTAAAGATGAAAAAGCAAATGTAGTTGTTGTTGAATTTTTTAATGGTGCAAAGGATTATGAAATGGATACTGCAACAGTTTATCATTCTGCTACTACAGACGTTAATGATTATACTTCCGATGATGGCGGTGAAGTATTAGAAATTAAAGCTCAGTTTCCATACATTACAGATTATTACGTTGCCTACAATATGGCAAAAACTATTCTTACTAGAAGCAGGTATCAAACAAGAGTTCAATTTGTTGGCACTGCTGAAATGTATAAATTAAATGTAAATGATATTGTTACTGTAAATTATTCTGCTTTAGGTTTTTCTAGTAAGGTATTTAGAGTTGAAGCACTAGAACTTATGTCTAATGGTCAACTACAAGTAAGCTTATTAGAGTATTTTGATGTTTATACATGGACTGTGCCACCTCAAGAAAAAGTAGGTGATCCAATAGATGTACCACAATCTTATGCAGTAAAACCACCAACTAATGTAACTTTTACTGATACCAATGCAAGTTCTACAGGCAGACCTACTTTATCATGGACTGCTCCAACTGATACTCCAATAAAACAATATAGAGTAAATGTTGTTGATAGTTCATCAAATAATATTTTTAGTATATTAACTGATACTACAGAAATTGATTTACCATATATACCTGTAGCTAATGGCTATGTCGCAAGTGTAGTTACAATTAATTCTAACGATGTAGAATCATCTGCAGCTACTTTAACTTTTAATGTTGGCGATAAACCAACAAGCGGTACAGATATTATTGATGATGGATTAACAATCTATCAACACGCTTCAGCAGATACGATAGGTAGATTAACTTCTTCAAGTGGCTCTAATGCTAGTGCAACAGATTTTGGAACAATAGCATTTCCATTTGTAAGTACATTTGGAGCTTCTGCTCCCTTTCATACTTATGCGGTCAGTGGTGGTAATTTAGTATTAAGCACAATAGGTACTGATATTGATTTTACTGTTCCATCAGGTTTAAGTGGTACTCAAACACATACAATTTTTGCAGCAACAAACCCTATAGGTGCTTACAACGATGATGAAGATACAGCATTGGTCATTACTCTATTTGATACAACAAGTGGTGGTTTAACAAATGTAGTGCATTCAAGCTATGTATATGTTAGTGGTATTCCTCATAGCTTAAGTGCTGGTGCGACAGTAAATTTAACAGCAGGAAATAGTTATAAATTTAGAGCTAATGGTTACATTGGCAAATACTCTGCTAATTCAGCAGGTCAAAAAGGATTTGGATTAACTTATCAACAGGTTATGAGGTTATATAAATAATATGGTTTACAGCTTATACAAATTATCTACAGGCATCATACATGGAAGTGTTGATCTACCAAATGAAGATTATATCGAATCATATCTTTTAGATGATGATGGTAATTTGGTGAATGGATATGTTGAAGGTTCTTATCAAATAAATAATTTCCAAGTTGTAGATAATCAAGTCATACCATATCAAGTGCCAATTAACTGTATTTTATGGGTAAGAGAGCAAAGAAATGTATTACTAAAAAATTCTGATTGGACGCAAAACAATGATAGCCCTTTATCTGAAAGTAAAAAATCAGAGTGGGCGATATATAGACAAACATTAAGGGATTTACCAGCACAATATAATGAAAACGATGAAATTAATAATGTTGTATTTCCTGATAAACCAACATGATTTTATATGCAAATGGTTTATAAATATCAAACATAGGTATAAAATTAATAAAATAGGATTTTAATATGGCACAACACGATTACAACTTAGCAAACCAGTCAGGTGCAGACTTTAGAGCAGACTTAAATAATGCTTTATCTGCTATTGCAACTGTTAATAGCGGAGCTACTGAGCCTTCAACTACATTTGCTCACCAATTATGGGTAGATACATCAAGTAATGTATTAAAGATTAGAAATGCAGCTAATAATGATTGGATTACAACAGGTGTTAGTATTACTGCTTCTAACACATTTACAGGAAATATAACTGGTAATGTAACTGGTAATGCAGATACAGCTACAACCTTAGCAACTGCAAGAACAATTAATGGAGTATCTTTTGATGGTAGTGCCAACATATCATTTGATACTGATTCAGTTAGTGAAGGATCATCTAATTTATATTTCACAAATGAGAGAGTAGACGATCAAGTAAATACATTATTACAAGCTGGAACAGGTATACAATTAACTTACGATGATACTGCTGGTACTTTAACTATAGCTAATACAAACGATGCTGATATTACAGGTGTTGTTGCAGGTAATGGTTTAACTGGTGGTGGTACTGCTGGAACTGTTACATTAAATGTAGCAGTCGATGATTCATCAATAGAAATAGATAGCGATGCACTTAGAGTAAAAGCATCAGGAATTACTAATGCCATGCTTGCTGGTTCTATTGCTAACGCAAAACTATCTAATTCAAGCGTAACAATAAATTCTAATGCATTATCTTTAGGCGGTACTTTAACATTAGATACCGATGATATTGGAGAAGGTTCTAGCAACCTTTATTACACTCAAGCAAGATTTGATTCTGCTTTTACTGCTAAATCAACAAGCGATTTATCAGAAGGCACTAATCTTTATTACACAGATACTAGATTCGATACAAGATTAGCTACAAAAGATACAGATAATTTAAGTGAAGGATCATCAAATCTTTATTACACAGATACAAGAGCTAATGCAGCTATAGATGCAAGAGTTACTAAATCATTTGTTGATGCATTAAATATACAAGCTGCAAGTGTAGATGCTAATTCAGTTACATTAGGAACTGATACTACAGGTAACTACATACAAACAATTACTGGAACTGCTAATAAAATCACTGTTACAGGTAGTGGAAGTGAGTCTGCAGATGTAACACTAACACTGCCTGATGACGTGCAAGTTGCTAATAATTTAACTGTAGCAGGTAATCTAACAGTAAATGGCACGCTAACTTCTCTTGATACTACTAACCTAGATATAGAAGATAACTTATTCCAACTTAATGCAGGATTAACAGGTAGTCCTGTAAATGATTCAGGTATGTTGATCAATAGAGGTTCATCTGATAATGGTATCTTTATGTGGGATGAATCTGTTGATAAATTCACATTAGGATTAACAACAGCAGATGGTACTTCTACAGGTAATATTACCTTAAGTTCACTTGGTACTTTAGTTGCTAATATTGAAGGTAATGTAACTGGAAATGTTACTGGTACAGTTTCTAGTTTATCTAATCACGATACTGGCGATTTAGCTGAAGGCTCTAACCTGTACTACACAGATGCAAGAGTACAAGCTGTTTCTATTAATAATGTTGTAGAAGATACAACTCCTCAACTTGGTGGTGATTTAGCATCTAATGGCAATAACATATTATTTGCTGATAGTGACAAAGCTATCTTTGGAGCAGGTTCAGATTTACAGATTTTCCATGACCAATCTAATTCTATAAATTATATAAAAAGTTTTACAAGCAATGAATTAAGACTTGAATCTAATGGTAATACAACAATTAGAACAAATAATGGCGATGATATGGCTGTATTCACTAAGAATGGAGCAGCTACTTTATACTATGATAATGCATCTAAACTAGCCACAACCTCAACAGGTGTAGACGTAACAGGTACGATAACTTCTGATGGACTTACAGTAGACAATATAACTATAGATGGAACAGAAATAGATAGTAATACAGATTTAACTATAGATGCAGCAGGTGACATAGCTTTAGATGCAGATGGTGGTGACTTTAGATTTAAAGATGCAGGTACAACTATTGCAACTTACTCAAATGTTGGCGGTGATTGGTATATAACAGCTAACAGTGAAGATAATGATATAGTATTTCAAGGTAATGATGGTGGTTCTACAGTTCAAGCTCTTAGACTTGATATGTCTGATGCTGGTACTGCTATATTTAATAATAAGGTAGGAATTGGGACGAGTAGTCCAGCTAGAAATTTATCTATAAACGCAACTTCTCCAGTATTACAACTATGCAATTCGACCACAGGCACATCTGCTGAAAATGGTTTTGAATTAGCTGTTGCTGGCGATACTGCATATATTATGCAAAGAGAAGATGCCAATATGATTTTTGGAACTAACAACACAGAAAGAATGCGTATTGATTCTTCAGGCAAGGTTGGCATATCTACGACTTCGCCACGCGTAGCTTTAGATGTTAATGGTGAAGTAGCCATAGCATATAACGCAACTTATGGCTTGAGATTCTACAACCAACCAAACAATAACTGGTCAAGTATTGGTAATACAGAAACAAGCTCGGCTGCAAATTTAGTGTTCAAAGACTCAACTGGTGAAGCTATGAGAATAGCTTCAGGAAATCTGCTTGTTGGTAAGACTTCTGCTAGTTCAGCAGTTCATGGTGGAGAAATTAGAGCAACAGGTCAAGTAGTTGCATCGGTTGATGGTAGTTGGGCAGGTTTATTTAATAGAGAAACAAGTGATGGTGAAATTATACGACTCAAGCAAGACGATGTAACAGTTGGAAGTATTGGTAATAATGGAGATAATCTTGGTATTGAAAGTGTTGATGTAGGATTATTATTTCTTTCAGGTTCAGGTCAAATTATTCCTACTGGTGGTAATTTTGGTGTATCTGATGCTACAAAAGATTTAGGGCGTACTACAACTAGATTCAAAGATATACATCTAAGAGGAAGTGTATATTGTGACCTTGTAAGAGGTTATGAAGATACAGATACTTATGTCAATTTTGCTGGTAGTAATGTATTAGCTTTTAATACTGGTGCTAGTGAAAGAGCAAGAATCGATAGCTCAGGAAATTTAGGGGTGGGAACTTCAAATCCTTTAAATAAATTTGTCGTAGCTGAAGGTACAGACCAACATGGAATAGAAATTGCACCAGGAACTTTGTCTTATATACAAGCATACGATAGAGCAACAAGTGACTATGGCGATTTAACAATAGATGCTCAAACAATTAGATTTGGTACTGATAACGGAGCAGAAAGAATGCGCATTGATACTTCAGGTGACTTAAATATGGTCAACACTGGTCAAGCAAGTATTAATTATACTACTGATGGCTCTACTGATTATGCAAGAATTACAGGTGGTAAATCAGGTTCAGGCGTAGGAGATTTAAGATTCTTTACATACTCAGGTGGTATAGCAGAAAGAATGAGGTTAGATTCTTCAGGAAACTTTTTAGTGGGTGGTACAAGTCTAGGTCAAAATAATAGTTTTGGTGTTAGTCAATCAGGAGTAATTTACAGTGCTAGAGAATCAGGCACAGACATGACACATGCTTTATTTTATAATGGTAGTAGTATTGTTGGTACAATAGCTACCACGACATCAGCAACACAATACAATACAAGTTCAGATGCAAGATTAAAAGATGTTACAGGCGAAGCTAGAGGACTAGAAGTAATAAATGAACTTAACCCAGTTGCTTATAACTGGAAAGCAGATGGTAAAGCTGATGAAGGTTTAATAGCACAAGAAGTATTAGACATAGTTCCAAATGCAGTTAGTCAAAACGAAGAATATTATCAAATGGATTACAGTAAATTGGTAACTCCATTAATTAAAGCAGTTCAGGAACTATCTAACGAAGTTAATGAATTAAAACAAGAAATCCAAAATTTAAAAGGAGAATAAAAATGGAATGGAATGTAAACACAGTTGACGTACATCCACATGAAGAAGGACACGATGACGTTATTTATAATGTGCATTGGTCAGTGTCTAAAGAAGATGGAGACTATGTAGGATCATCTTATGGTACACAAACAATAGATACATCTGATCTATCAGACTTTACTGCATTTGCTGAGGTAACAGCAGATATGGTTAAAGGTTGGGTTATTGATGCTATGGGTGTTGAAGCTGTTGCTGATTTAGAAGCAAGTTTGGATCAACAAATAGAAGAGCAAAAAAATCCAACATCTATTACTAAAACACTTGAAAGTTAGTATATAATTATTTTATAACTAACAAACCCAAGAAGGTATTTATATATGGATAACACTGAAACAAAACAACCTGAAGAACAAGTTATTATTACTTATAACGATAAGCAATATAGAGCTTCAGATTTGAATGATGAACAATTAGCTATAGCAGGTAGATTAAATCTAATTGCTAGAAAATTAAGTAGTCTACAATCTGCTTATGATGATTATGTAATGACTGATGACTACAAAAAAATAGTTATCGAAGCATTTGATAGATCAATTAATAAAGAAGAAACAGTAGAAGAGGTAGAGGAAAAATAATGTCTACTCGTAAGACTGCCAATGATGTGCATTCTGATTTAAGAGTACATGAAAAAATGTGTGAAGAGAGATGGAAAACCATCTATAAAAAAACTGATGCATTACAAGATTCAGTTGATAGCACTAAATATTGGTTAATCGGTGGTCTTACAACAATAGTAGCTTCATTAATAACGCTTTTAGTAAAAACATCAATTTAAAATGATCGACAAGTTCATTGAACCTGTTAGCAATATATTAGATAAATTTATTGCTGATAAAGATTTAAAAATAAAATTACAACACGAGCTTAACCAAGAGTTGCATAAAGCAAATATGGCTCAAATTCAGGTTAATAAAACTGAAGCACAACATAGAAATGTTTTTGTAGCAGGGTGGAGACCTTTTACAGGATGGATATGTGCAAGTGCTTTAGCTTATCATTTTATACTTGAGCCAATCATTGTATTTTTTTTAGCAACACAAGGCATTACTTTGCAACTACCTGAGTTTGATATGGGATCATTATTAACTGTATTAATGGGTATGCTTGGTCTTGGTGGTTTGAGGACTTACGAAAAAAAGCAAGGTCTGACAAGGTGATGATTAATAAAATTAAGTACATGTTAAAAAAACATGAAGGTTTAAGAACATTTCCATATAAATGTTCAGAAAATAAATTAACTATTGGTATTGGTAGAAATTTAGAAGCTAATGGTATATCAGAAGAAGAAGCAAATTATTTATTAGAAAATGATATTAAAAGAGTAACAGAGAACTTAACAAAAAATTGGGGAGTTTGGAGAACACTACCTGAAAATGCTAGATTAGTTTGTATTGATATGGCATTTCAGATGGGCATAAATGGATTTATGTCATTTGTAAACACAAGAAAATTGATGGAAGAGCATATGTGGATTGATGCATCAGAAGAGATTTTAAGAAGCAAATATGCAATACAGACTCCAAATAGAGCTTTGTATAATTCACGACAACTAGCTTTATGTCACAATGGGAAGCAAAACAACAGAAGATTACCAAAGTAATTCTAGGTTAGGTGCATTAGGCGAATCTTTAGTGCAATCTTTCTTACTAGAATATTGCGACTGGTGTTATGCAACTCAAGAAAAACATCCTGCTGATTTATTAGTTGAACTAGGATCAGCAAAATACACAATACAAGTAAAAACAAGAAGAGAAACAAAAGAAGGAAGATATGTATTTGCTCACGAAAATTCGAGGTCACTATCCAAAGTTTATAAGCAATATCATTGCGATATTCTTGCTTTTGTTTTTGTCGGTTCAGCAGGAAAACGTATCAAATTCAAACCAAATAACACTACGCAGAATTATTTTACATTCAGTAATAAAGATATAACTGATGATCTAGAGCTAGCATCATTTCAAGAAACATTAGATGTTTTAAGCTCTGTACCTATGATAAAACCTCTATAAATTATTTTATAAATATCATACCTAAATATATACATTTATATATATTTATGTATAATAAGAGTATGTTAATTATAAATAAGGAGTTATATAACATGACAAACTGGCACACAACAAGAATCCAAAACATTCAAGAAAGAATTGATTGGTTAGAAAATAATTCTGCTAATTGGTCTAATTCTCTTAATCATGAAGTAGAAGCTACAAGGATTCAAGCAAGAAGGGCAATCGAAAGAAACACTAATGAAATACAAAGATTACAAAATCAATTAA